GATAGATCTGGTGACAAAAAACCAAGCTCCGACAAAGGTGGATTAAAAATGCAACAAAAAGCAGATGATACAGAATTGGTTGAAAAATCCCAACACACATTCACAACCGAAACACCAAGACCAAATGCAGCTTTAGAAACTGTTGAAAAATCACATGTTGATTCTTCACAAATTTTAGAGGATGCTAGAGCTGGTGGATATGACGGTTTGAGCAATGTTGCAAAAGGAATTTTAACTGGAAAGTATTATACACCTTCACCAGACGAAGTAGGAGTTTATTAAAATGGTTCAAGTAAAGACAATCGATGAACTAGAAGCTCTCTATTACGGACACAACAGAAATCTCTTGAGAAAAGCAGATGCTCCAGTAACCACATCAACTGCTGGTACATTTAATGCTATTTTCGGTGCTTACGCATGGGCTCAATTAAACCTTGAAGCAAATGCATTTGGTATTTTGCCAAAGTACCCTTGGGATAAATCTGGTTGGCGTGTTATTACAGCAAAACCAACTCTAAATACCAACTCAGGCAATACTGCTTTAGGTGGTACAGCAGAGGGCGGTACTATCGCAGAAACTGTAAAACCAACAATCCAAGAACTCGATGTTAGACCAAAGACAGCTCAGTTGCCTTTCTCAGCATCAGAAGTTATGGAATGGTTAGCAACTCACTCCAAAGACGATATTTGGGGTGGATTAGGCAGTTTGCGTTTGTATATGGCTGTTCAACACAAAGAGTTCTTAAATAGAATGCTTTTAGCAGATGTTGAAGGCAATGTAGCATCAGGTGCATTTGCTGGTACGAATGATTTTGAATCCCTAGATAGAATCATCTCAAGTAACGCAGAGGAATCTGCATTAGGTGGTTCAGGTTCTGGTTACTATGATCCATGGGCAGCTAACGCAACAGTAGACAGAGATAGTTCATCTACCTTTGACTCAACCGTTGAATCTGCAAGTGGAACCATAGGTACGAATGGTGTTCTTACTGACGACACTCTAAGAACTTTCTTAAGAAAGATTAGAATTGCCGCTGGTAAAGATCCAAACGTCTTCCTCGGATCTCATGAAGTTTATTCCGAAATACAAGGTTTGTACATGCCTTCTGTCAGGATTCCAAATCCTTACGGTGAGAGCTTAGTTCAAGTCGATGTAAATGGTATTCAAACTTTCAAGGGAACAGGTGTCGGAATTCATGTAGACTCTATTTATGGAGTTCCATTTATCCCAACAAAAGATGCACCATCAGATGCTGGTGATTCATCAGAAATTGGTAGACTATTTGCATTAGATACTTCTGATGCAGAAGGTTATGGATATCCAAGAATTGGTATACAAATCGCAATTCCTACCGAATACTACGAGGCAACAAGAAGAACCCCTGCATACCCATTCGTCAACAATGCATTTGTTGAGAAAGGTGTATTCAGAACTATGGGCGAAACTGTTTGTAGACATTTCAAATCCCAAGGAAAGATTAGAGATATCAAACTTTAGTCAATTCTTAATCCCTTTTTACTTTTTTTAATCTTTATATATAGGTGGATGCTACACTAATCAATGGCAGTAACAATCAGTACATCAGATTGGACAGATGCTAACGTGAGAAAAACCCTCTCATGGCAAGCAGCTTTAACTTCAAAGTTGCGAGTGTATAAAGTCACAGTCACCGCAGGTGGCTCTGATGCATATGCAACCAACGGAGTGTCAGCCGATCTTAAAGAAGGTCGGATTTCTACACTAGTTGCAGTAATTCCAGAATATACGGATTCACTATACAAAGTAGAATATGACAAAGCAAATGAAAAAATCAAACTCTTTTCAGTAGGAGGCTCAGCAGGAGCAGTATTTGCAGAAGTCGCAGATTCAACTTCTATTGCAAACAAAGTGTTTGAATTTCTAGTTATAGGCTACTAGAGTCCAAAAACAGCCCTTTTTTTTATCATAATGTTTATATATTCGTAGATGCCACATAAAATCATGGTAGAATATAATCATAATGTAAAATCTTTCAATGCTGATACTACAATTAAAGGTAATCATGGAGTTATTGTAAGTGTATATGTCTCAAAAACTGGTTCATCAGGTTCAAAATGTGTATTTAAAAATGGAACAACTTCATCTGGTACAGAAGAATTTACAATATTTTCAGAACAACAAGGTTCATATGTTGGTATAAACAGACGTTTTGAAGACGGTATTTTTGCAGATATTACTGGTAATGCTGAATACACTGTAGTTTTCAAATAGAATCTTTAAATACAGTGACTCAATATATGAAGTATGGCTACCACTTATTGTAGTGTTGCAGATGTATCAGATTTTCTTCGTGCTCCAATCACTTCTACTACTACTCCGAATAAGGCTCAAGTTGAAAAAATAATCAATAGAAAAGAGGATGAATTTGATAGGAGAACTGGTCATGCATGGAGAACCAGAACAGTAACAAGAGAAGTTCATGATTTACCATTACTTTATAAATTTGGATGGGGTACACCTGTCTTTCTTAAACATAGAAGAATATTGGATTTAAACGGAGCATCAGGAGATAAGATAGAAATATGGCAGGGTGCATCAGCAACATGGGAAAACATATTATCTAATGATACTTGGTATGACATGGAGTATGAAAGAGGTACACTTGCTTTAAGAGGTTTCATTTTTAGTATATTGAGAAAAAGCAGAGTAAGAGTAACTTACAGATATGGCGGAGAAGAATATGGAGGAGATACAACTATTCCTTATGATGTTCAAGATGCTATTGTAAAAATGACAGCAATAGAAATACTAAACACAAGTTTCAGAATGGATGAACTTCCCTCTGGTGGAATGTCTAACACATCCGAATCCAAAAGAAAATGGGAAGAGGACATTGAGAAGTGTATTGATAATCGCAGGGAAATATTCGTGATTCCATAATGAGATTAAAATTTGCTAGATCATTACAACTAAAGGCTGTTAATGAATTGAAGAAGGCAGGGTTTACTGCTAAATTAAATGGTAAGAAGGTACATATTGATGTAGGTCAAACAATAAAATCTGTTGATATGGAACAAGAAGGAAGTATAAAGGGATTGATAAGTAGATTAAAGGCAATGTTTAGACCAGAGGAATCCATATATGATGAACCTCCAGATACAGCAGTGTTGCAAAAAAGTGGTCAGTTTCCAGAAGAAAAATTACCAGAAGGTTATTCTCAATATATTTTACCAGCAACTGCTAAACCAAATATAGCAAGAATTAAACAATGGGTAAAGGAAATAAAGTTACAAGGAAAAACTAATGAGGAATTGCTTAACGAATACAATGAATTAAAAGGTACAAATCTAAGTGATGTTATTACTGCATCACAAAAAGAGGATTTGATTGATTCCATAGCATTTAAAATATCAAGAAAAATTTGGTATGTTGGAAGAAAACCAGCAGATATGACTAATTCAGATTGGGATGAAATGACAAAAAATATGCGACCATCACAAGGAACTTATAGTAAGAATGAACAGTGGAAAAACTTTCCTTATACTAAAGATTGGCAATATGGGAGTAGTTCATAATGGAAAGACCTGAATGGGCTTGGTTAACAGGGGATGATGAAGATGAGTAATATAATTAACAATGACAAGATTAACATAGGTTTTGACCTTATAGACGAAGCTATGGCAAAAGCTGTAAATGAACATCATCTAAACTTTTATGAGATATTGACAATATTAGCAATGATGGATGCAAAGGTAAAACAGAATAACATATCACAATATTTGATAGAAACAGTTACAAGATTTCAGGAACAGACTAATAAAGAGGATCAGGAATTAAGATGACTAGTACAAGTTATAGATCTGCTGACTTATTAGAGTCAATATTAGTTGATAATTGGACTTCTGACAATGTTCCAAATGTACAAAAAGCATGGGAAAGAAGATCTGTGGGTTTTATAGATGACAGAAGAGATCAGATTATTTTGACCCCAAAAGCGGAAAATATCAAATATTTCGGTCTTTATGGAAATGATCACTGGCATGATGTTACTATAGATTTGGACATTAGAACGTATCAGAATGATGAAAGACATGCAGATATTGTGTCAGAAGTGATAAGAATCATAAAAAGCAAGATTAGAGGAGGGGATGATTATACTGATTTAAGAGTAATGGCATCTTATTCAAGAAATCAGTACATGCGTAACATGTTCAATCATATAATCACAATATCCATGAGAATCAAAGAAACCACTTAGAAATCTTTAAATACGGTGTTCAGTTATATAAAATCATGGTACGAACTGGTGCATATGCATATGTTAATTATGCCTTTGAGTCAACCATAGGTGGCAGTGCTGGTACATTAAACAAATCATTTGGTTTAAAAACAGCAGTTACTGGTCTAACATTAACCACTAATAGAATTAATTTAGGTAAATTGGGTCAAGTAGAACCAGCATCATTTGCTTATGGTCAACAGTCTGGTACATTAGGACTTAGTTTTGTTTTGGGAAATATTACTTCACATGACATATTTCAGGCTATTTATGATGCACCTACAGGATCAGGTACAACAGGATCTCCATATGTTTATGGAAGTTTAAGTCAAGGCGGTGCTTCTAAAGACTTTGTGGGTCAGTCTTTTACAACAGAAATAGGATTTAACGGAGATACAGATTATATGATAAGAACTTTGAAAGGATGTATATTAAACAGTCTAAACATAACAGCATCAATAGGTGATACTGTTAACTGTTCAGCAGATTGTGTGTTCGGTAAGGAAGATGCACCAAGTAATTCATCTGGAGATTTCTCAGACGATGGAGTTGAAAACTCAACACCATTTACATTTGCACATGGAACATTAAAAGTAGGAGGAACATTGATAGCAGAAGTACAAGATGTGGATATTACATTCGCACAGAATGGTGAACTATTGTATGAATTAGGTGATCAACAGACAGCATCAGCAATAAAGAAAACACTTGATATTACAGGTAGATTCAGAGCATCATGGAAAAACGATGATATGATTGATAAAGTTATAGCACAATTAAAAGGTACAAGTTATGCAGAGACATTCGGTGGAAGTCCAGAATTTGAACTATTTTTCACTGATGGTGCATCAAGTCCTAAATACATTAAAATCACAGCATCTGGATTAGGTATAGGTGAACACAACGTAACAGGTTTAGAACCAGTTGAACCAGTATTTGAAGAAATTACATGGCAAGTAAAGACATGTAAGGTTGAAGCAGTAGACCAATAGGTTTATTAAATACAATAATATTAAGTTTTATATGGCTATAAAATCCTTCGAGATAGATTGGGAAGGAGTATCAGAAACTATTGAATATGAAGATGATATTTCATATGGTGAAATGGAAGCAATTCTTTCACA